AGTCGATGTGGCGGAATTGGTAGACGCGCTGGGTTTAGGTTCCAGTGAAGTAATTCGTGGAGGTTCAAGTCCTCTCATCGACATTGGGTAGGTGTCCGAGTGGTTAATGGAGGCGGACTGTAAATCCGCTGGCTCTGCCTACGGGGGTTCAAATCCCTCCCTGCCCACTTGACAAGTAAAGCTATATAGCTTATAATTGTCGTATTCGCGGTTGTAGTTCAGTGGTAGAACGCCATCCTTCCAAGTTGGATGTCGCCCGTTCGAATCGGGTCAGCCGCTTTTAACTTTTATATATTATGAATGAAGGATTATTATTTCCGTTGTTCTCTTCGCTTGTGATATCTTATGATTTAGATTATACATTTAGTGTATTTGATTATGTTAAACATGAATGTAACTTTAGAAATACAGGTACTTCACCAAGCGAGATAAGTATAGATACTAATATATTGGATAAATTTCCAGATGATAAAGAATATATTATGAATCATTTTAATACATTTAAAAATAATGTATTAAAATATGAATCTGTAAATTTTGATATGACTACTTCTTGGGCAACTAAAATGACTAAGAATTGTTATGTTCAAATTCATAATCATTGCAATTCTTTTTATAGTGGTATATTATATTTGGATGATATAGATTCAAACGATGGAGGTAAATTGCAATTTACTGGATTGGGATTACAATCACAGCCATTTAAATTAAATGAACCAGATGAATTTACCATATGGAATTCTCCTATGTGGTATGTAGAACCCAAGAAAAATAGATTAATATTTTTTCCTAGTTATCTTTACCATGAGGTAAAAACATATACAGGAAACATGCCTAGATATTCTATAGCATTTAACATTTTTATGAAAGGAGCATTTGGATATGGAGATTCTTATTTAAATATCAAGGAGTAACCAATGTCACTTATTTCACAGAGAGACCGCGAAGTTGTAATCGAGTCTTTAGATTTTTATATCTTTAGTAAAGGTGTTGATTTCACTGAAGAAAAACGCATGGAAATTAATGCACTTCTTAATTGGATTAAACTAGAACATTCTAAACACGAATCATCATGACTGTAGTACCTATTTTCCCAGAACTTTATTTTCATCATAAAGCTGAAAATCATCAAGCATTTAAAAAATACTTACTTGAATCTTATTCAAGTGAAAATTCTTCTGTTTCAACAAATTGGAACTGTAATACAAAATCTCTTAGAGTTGACCCATCGTTATTGGTTCCTAATTTAACACCAGTTTTAGAAGATTTTTGCGTTGAGATTAATGAAAATTTAGATTTTTCTATCAAAGGTTCTTGGTTAAATTTTTATAATAAAAATGATTTTCAAGAAGTTCATGGGCATACTATGGATGGTAGTCAATTATCATTAGTATATTTTGTTCAATATAATCCAGAGACTGATGGAAAATTTTATTTCTTTCATAAAAATCATTCCGAACGAGAGTTATCAAATCTCACACCACTTTTAAATAAATATCCTTCGATGATGTCGAATTGGTATCCAGAAATACAAGAAGGTGATGTAATAATTTTTCCTTCTTATTTACTTCATGGAGTAAGACCTCATATGTCAGATACTCAAAGAATTACTTTAGCTATTAATTTTTCGTTTGATATAACTTAAATGATAGAAAATTTTGTTTTAGAATATTCTAATTTTTTAACACCTTCTGAGTGTCATTCATTTTTAGAATACTATGAAAAAATGAATCTAGCAGGATTTGTTTTTAATAGATATGTTAGTGATAATAGAATAGCTCATGATGTAAGTGGTGATGCAATTTTTATGCACGAACCTAATTGTCTTGGGGTAGAAGCAACTAATGTATTAGCCCGTCATTTTTTAAAAAAGTTTTGGGATATTGGATATAAAGAATACATAAAAAAATATTCTATATTAGAAACTACTGATAGTCACAGAATTTATCATTTAAAACTTCAGAAAACTGGAATTGGTGAAGGATTTCATAGCTGGCATTTCGAAGATTCTAGTAGAATGCATTCAGTTAGACTATTAAATTTTTTATGTTATTTAAATACAGTTGATGAAGGTGGTGAAACTGAATTATTATATTATCCAAAAAGAATTAAAGCCGAGGCTGGTAAATTACTTATAATGCCAGCTGGATATACTCACACTCATAGAGGAAATCCTCCCCTTAGCAACGACAAATATATATTAACAGGATGGGTTGAATATCAATGAATTATACAGAAGAAAGACCATGGGGAAGTTTTGAAAATCTTTATGAAGGTTCTAAATATAAGGTAAAGAGAATAGTTGTAGCACCAAATAAATCTTTCTCTTTACAATATCACAATGAACGTTCCGAAGATTGGATTGTTGTAGAAGGCTATGGACTAATACGAATTGGTAATGAATTTAAAGATTGTGTAGTCGGAGATAGAGTTCACATTCCAATTAAATCTATTCACAGAGCAACCGCAGGACCTACAGGACTAGTTATTATCGAGGTACAACATGGTCAATGTTACGAAGAAGATATCTTCCGTTTGGAAGACGATTACGGCAGGGAAAATAATAAATAATAATGTAAATAAAAATAAAACTAGAATGGCTTCCAACAAGCTATCTCCTCATAAAAAGAAAAAACCAATTTGTTTGAATACTATGGTTAGATTTATTGTGTTGGGTTGGTCTGCTGGGTTAATGACTATGAGCTATGCTGGTTTAATGCCTAAAATGGACCCTACATTTATTGCTTCGGTATTTACTGGAACACTTGCAACCTTTGGTGTAGACACCATTAAGAAAAAGGAAGAAGAAGATGAGGTAAAGAAAGATGCCGCAGCAAATTCAACCGTTGCAACAACTCCCGCAGGTCCAGGTCCAGGGCGCCCTCGCAAATCAAGTGCAGGAGATTCCGAAGACTCTGGTACAGTCATTAGACGTTCCGATACTCCAACAGCCTAATTATCCATTACCAATTACACAAGGTCTAGAACTTCCAATTATTAATGTTCCTAGACCTGTAATTAATTATCCTGTGATTAATGTTCCTACACAGGAACAATTTGATGCAGCTGTAAAAGCAGACCAGAAAAAACAAGAAGAACAGCCAGAAAAAAATAGAGGATTGCCTGATAATAAACCCCCTACTCCTCAATTGCCTCAGTCTGTTCAAACCCCTCCTACTCAAACGCCTATTGCTGAAGTTCCAGCAGATAAGCCAACTCCATCTTTTACTGTTTATGGAGTCGATATTAATTTACCTGACCCTTCTCTTGTTGCTACGGCTGGTGCTGTCGCAGTAGTAACGACTGCTGCTACTATGGCATCAACAGCGGTACTCAACGTGCTTAAGAACGCTGCTGAGCCAATGATACGAGAGGCAACAAAGAACAAGTTTAAAATTAAAATTAAACAAGTCAAACCAGTTCTGCATTATGTCATGGCAGAAGGTGGGCATGTTGATATATTTGAATATTCATCAGAAGGAACACGTTTGGTGGCACAGACAGATAATGTGGAGCAATATATCCGTGACCAAGTAGATACCAATGCTCTCTATGAAATTGAGAACAAAGTTATTATTGATGATGTGATGAAAGACAAATTCACAAAAGAGGGGCAAGAGAGATTTAAAGGTCTCTATGCCCCACCTAAAAAGATTGCTAAAAAGTTATCAGCTCGCCTTTCTTTTTGATTCTAGTAAAGCGAAATCTTTCTTTTTTGTTCCACCGTCATAAGACCAAGCATATCCTTCGGCAATCATTTGAGTATTAACAGATACGGATTCTCCGTTAATAAACAAATAACCTAAAATTCTTCCATATTTTTCGGTTGAATCTGGAAGTTTTGTTTTGATAATAATATCATCAGCACCTTCTAATCTGTGCTTGAGCCATTCTTTAACTTCGAGACCAAGTTTTTTTTCATACGCATCAGTTGTTCTGCTCTCTGGGGTATCGATACCAGCAAGACGAATTCGCTTAGTAAGGGAGATATCAAAACCCAAATCAATGTCAGCGTCAATAGTGTCGCCATCTACAACCTTGTGAATTGAACGTATTCTATAGATGTACGGGTCTTTGTCAGCCATGTTTTACACTGTTTTAATCTTTTATATTTAGTAAAAAGGGGGCATATGCCCCCTTTGCTTTATCCAAGAGTTGCAATGTAGTATTGCGCTTCTTGGATTCTTTTTTGCTTTTGAATTTGTTTACGGATTACATTCAGCCAGTTCATTTATGTCCCTCCTTAGTAAACTTAACCCCACGATAGGTTTCGTTATACTGTTGAGGTTGCTGCATCATTTGCTGTTGATACTCTAAACGCTTTTGCGTATCGTACTCAACGCCGCGATATACTACTTTAGACATTAGGTTTTCTCCTTAGTTTTTGAGGTTAAAGAGCGTTCCTTCAGTCGGCTTTTGCGTCTATTTTGCACTCTTTTGGAGAGATTTGTTTTATCTCCCAAATTAAATCATTCTTTGCTTGTGCAGGAAGTGGTTGTTTGTAAACTCTTCCAGCAATCAACTGTGCTTGTAGGCAAGTTAGAATGAGTGCTTCCATAGATGAACGTTCCGTTCCGAGTCGGCTTACTTCCGTTCGCTATTGATAGCGAATGAACGTGTAATATATAGTAAATTTTTTTTGTAAAATGTGATACTAAATTAATATTTTCTTAATGTTTGTAGATATTCTAGAACTTGCCAACGAATACCCATTAATTCATTAAAACATTTTTGGTTATGAGCACATTGTCTTAGTTCATGGTCTGGTTTATATACACTTTCAATAAACAAATCTAAACCTCTGTTCCATTTGTCATTGTGGGATTCTTCAGTCACGCTGCCTCCAGTCTTCGGGTTTGTCTCTACCATCAGTAAAGAAATCTATGATTTCATCTACTGAATTAAATCTACTGATACCTTTAGCTTCGTGTCCGATACCACCGATGTCAAGTTGATTTAAAAAATCATCCATATCTCCTTCCTGCATATTAGGATTTGCGGCAGTTCTTCTTGCTTGTCTAAGCATGGTTGCGGCAGAACGATTAGCTTTCGCCAACTTCTCTGCCCAAATCATTTCTGTTAGCTCTACCGTTTCCCCACTCACAATTTTATTACAAATTGCCTCTAATCTGAGACGATACTGGGTAGAAAGCATATTATGTATAGCAGTAATATGTTTATTTATTGTGGATATGCGTTGTTAATTCCCCAATAAATGAAAAAAGTTATCAATGTAAATATAATACTAGTTGAAATAATTAGTTTCATTTTAATGCCATCGTTCTACATAATCGTCAAAACCACCTTTACCACCACAAGGTCTTGAATATCTATCTACTGGTGGGTCATTTGGTTTTTGTTTATCTGAAGTAATATAATCGGTAATTAACCGATTAGTACCCCAATTTTCGTACATATATTTAACATCTCTATCGGGATTTGGATTCATAGCCATCTGTTTTCTCCATAAAGGTTTAAACAGAACTTTTATTTGATGGAGGTTGCTATCTCCATAATGTTATTTACTATTATACCAAAAATCATCCCAATCGTTTTGAGTTACATTTGGAAATTTTTTTCTATTTCTTAAAATCTGTTTGATTGTTACTCTAATTTTTTTAAATAATCGTTTCAAAATCCCCCTCCATTTCTAATTCCATATGCATAACCAATAATAAGACCGCACATAAACACAATAAAGATTAAAATTTGTTTGCCTAAGAACTCAATAAGTTCCTGCCATTCCATAGTCATCGTCATCCTCGTAGGTGCATGGTTCTTCAAAAAGTTCTTCCATCTTTTGTTGAAAAACTATTTCTTGTAATTCTTTTAAATCTTTTTCTGTTAGAACAATCATTTGTCTTTCAATAACTCTTCTATTCTTTTACGCATGTTTGTGCTATCTTGTTTGAGATAATCTCTTAAAGAATAACCACGTTGCCCTCTCAAGATACATGTTCCTTGATAGAACATTGTGGCAGCAAATACTAATAAAAAAACCAATCCTATTATTTCAGGGTAATGTTGAGCCATGGTAATAAAGGTGGAATTACACCAATAAGTCTTAATAGTCCTTCAGCAAATAAAGCAAGAACCACCCAACCAACACACATAGAAATAATGGAAGCATTCCTATTGTGTTTTCGTATAGCAGCATCAATCATCTCTTGAACTTCTTCTTTCGTTACTTGTGTCATGGATTTTAGCGATACCAATAATAGGAAACATAACAAGGGCAAAACATAACATGCCCAAAGTGATTGGATTGTTTAATACAAATTCGACAAATTTCATTTTAAAAATTTATCAGGACAATTTTGTTCTTTGTAAGTCTGTAATTTTCCTACAAGATGTAGGTATTGTTTTCTAGTAATTTCGTTTACTGAACTATTTACTTGTTTTGTACAAGCAATGATTAGTCGGTTAATGTCATCTTCTGAAAGGCGATACATAGCCATTCTGCAATTAGACTTAATTTTGATGTACGAATAGCATGACAATATTTCCTTCTTTTCTAACTTCATCTATGTAATGTTTGCCCCAGCCAATGTCTTTCCATTGGAGGGCTTTATCGTGGTGTCTTACTATCAGTACTCGTACATATTTCATGATAATATTTATTTTTAATTTGAGATATATTAAGATTTATGGTGCGGGTTTCGAAACAATTACATCAGCACATACTTTGTAATATGGTGATTGTGGGTGAAAATCTATTCCTGATTTTTTTGCTTCTCCACATTTTAATAATCTAACTAATTCAAAATCTAATCTTGCTTTTGCAGCTTCTGCTGTTTGTCTTTCTATTTCTACCTTAGCTCTTGCTTTGCATATTTCTTGCATACTTCCATCTAAAGGAAAATTAAATCCAAGACTAACACCAGCATTGCCGCTATATGATTTAAAAGTTTCTGGGTCATCATTGCCATTTCCAGTTGCCAAAACAAATGGAGCAAAACTCATCGTTGGACCCTGACAACTAACCCCCGCTCCATAGGTATTAACTGAGTATGGACCCTGGAGGACTTGGACCGCTTGGTTTGTAACGTTTCCAGTAGCACTAGCACTAGGACCAGCAATATTAGTATTACTAGGAGCTGTTTGAGCCAGCACAGGCGATACATACAATCCTACTGCGTAAATACAGATACCGAGTTTGTGGTAGATTGTGTTTCTGTTGTTCTGTCTATCCATGTTTCTTTAGCTAATCCAGGACCGAGATAAGTTTCTGAGAACTGGAATGGAGCACCTTGAGTCATGATACTATAATTTGCTCCCTGTTGAGGAGTGCCAGGAATGTTAATGTTAGTTCCAGTTACAGTATATGATGTGCCAGTTGTATATTCAACTTGACGAATTGTTTCTATAATTTTTGTAGTTGATTCTGTGGTTGCGGTGATAGTGCCTCTGGTAAAATTAGGCACAACACTC